ATCAGCAATCGCAGAAAACTTTGGAGGAGGAAGAGGTTTCGCTTCTGGTCGAGCTTATCAATCTAAAGCTATGTCTTCATTCTTTTATACTCAATCTCAAAATGTAGGACTTAAAGAAGATGAGCAATCTTTGATGGGGGTACTACAAGAAGAAGAAAGGAAGCGCCAAGAAGCCGCCGCAAAAAAAGCAAAGAAAAAAGCATTTATTCAACAACTAATTGGTACAGCTTTAAGTGCAGGGTTAACTTACGGAATCGGAAAATTAGATTTGGGGGGAGGTGGACCAAAAATGGGTTTGGGCGCCGATACTATAAAAAGAATGCCTGAGTCGAGTTTTAATTTTGATACTAAATTAAGGTCACCTATTGAAAGTTTAAGCGAAAGCTATAATGGGGGGCAAAGTATAGCTGATTTTTTCAGTAAAAACTATAACGGTGGCTCAATCCGTAAATACGCCAGCGGCGGACACATCTCGGGAAAATCTGGAATCGATCAAATTCCTGCAATGTTGAGCGAGGGAGAATATGTAATCAAAGCAAGTAGCGCTCGTCAACTCGGAAAGCCAATGCTCGACCGAATAAACGCAGGTAAATATAACGATGGAGGCGCGGTTGGTTCAACTCAAATAGATTCTTCAACTTCAGCAGGAAACACGAACAATATCAGCATTTCCATAAACATGGAAAATGGAAAAGTTGGCGCAGAAGAAAAAACTCAAGACGCAAATCCTGCAACATCTCAAGAAGGATCTTCCGAAAAGGATCAATCGCTTCTTGCTGAAAAAATAAAACAACAAGTTGTTTCAGTTATCGTTGAAGAGCAACGTCCTGGAGGTCTTTTAAGTGAATAATTATGAGCTTTTCAAATTATCAACAGAAGGTTGTAATTGATGGAGTCGCTCTGTCTGGAGTTCAAGATGTAAATGGTAGTTACGGAATAAGCGAAAAGCCGATCCGTATAGCAGGTGTTGGTTTTGTTGATGCTTTAGTTAACGCCCCACTAGAAGGAAACTTTACAATATCCAGAAAAATGGTAAGTAGAGACCCACTAATACAATTTGATTCATTAGGAAAATATACTTATGATGAAAATGAAATAAGTGGAGCAATTTTATATGAAAATGATACAAAAGGATTTGGCTTTACAAAAGGCAGAGTAACTCGATATTCTGTCAATTGTGCGGTCGGAGAAATTCCTGATATACAAACTGATATTACTGTATATGGTGATCTAGGTAGTGGTGTAATGACTCAATCTGAAACGCAAAGTCATCCACCAATACAATATCCTGATCAATCTAGTATAAGTATAAATGTTAGTGATTTTCAATTAGACGCAATTACTGATTTTAGTTATAGTCGTTCATTAAATTTAGAAGCTGTATATGCAATTCCAAAAGGAACTTCATCTGATTGGGATAATGATATTGATATATCGAATCCGAATTTAGATCCTGTACAAATTGACACTCAATATCCGATTGAGACTGATATTAATTTTACTATGATTGTAAATAATTATCAGATAAAAGAAATGAAAGATAAAATAAGAAGTGCACCTAAAAGTAATGTATCTATACAAATAAAAGACGCCGAAACAGATGCTATTATAAATGCGTTTACTGGTCAGAACGTAAGGCTTACAAGCGAATCAATTTCTTCATCAACAGAAGACGAAATGACGATATCATTAACCTATAAGGGTTATGAAACTCTGCACAATCCAGTATCATGAGTAAGCCATATTTAAGATTTGAAGACGGCAAAATTTCTTTGGGCGGAAAAGATTTGGATGTATCGTCTGCAAGTTTATCTTTGAATCCGTCATTGGAACCTGAAAGAGTTTATGGAGATTATGATGCCGCAATAGCTGGAGCAAAAACGGAGTTTGTAAAACACGCTGCGGTTTCTCCATTGCGTGGTCAGTTAGAAATTAAATTTTTAATTAATTCAGACAAATTTACAACAAATAATATTGATAAACTTTTTGATATAAGAAATGGAATGAATGGTGATGCAATACATGGTAATATAGTTGGTCGTTATTTCTTTGATAATATGTATTTAAAATCTTTTAGTTTTAGTTTGTCTCCTTATTCTGTTATTGAGGCTAGTGCATCTTATGATATATTTGGAAGCGTGAAAAAGACAAGCGAAAGAAGATTCAATATAACAAATTTAAATATAGCGCACGGATTAAAATCATTTGGTGAGATGAAAGCCAATAATCAAAGCGCCGACAACATTAGTGGACAATTTGAAATAAGCTCTTTACAATATAGTATACAAGTGAATAGAAAGGTTCATTATCATATTCGAGGTTCAGAGCACTCGTCGGTTGCAACCACTGCAAACGGAGCCCTGCCTGCACGCGTCTCTCTTGAAAATATAGAAGCTGAAATGTCTGTCGAGTCGAATGAAATTATTCCGAATCTAAATCCATACGGAGATTATCAATCTGGTACAACAGTGGATGGACTATCTAGTGCTTCACTGTCTGCATTTTTATATACTCTGCAAGGAGATAAGGTTGCTAAATTTTCATGCACTGGTAAGATACAGTCTGAATCACTGTCGATATCAGAAGGTCAATACGCAAAAGGTAATTTGACAATACGAGAAATAATTAAGTAATGTCTGATTTGGATAACATTCTTGGGCGTCACTACAAGACCAATGTAAGTAATTACAGCGGAGTTTTTGCGACAGGTAATAATTATCAAAAATTTGATTTTGTTTATAACACTGGTGATGGAGAGTTTTATTACGCTCGCCAAGACACTGCGGCATATATGGGCGCAGTTTCTGTTGATCAAAATCTTAGATATACATTAATTCCAAATGGCCCAGCTACGAGTGATGGATTGAGTCATTACATTCTGGACGGCTTGAATAGACCGCACGATATAAGTGCAAATTTTGAAGCGGGACAAATAATAAATTTAAATGGTTCTACTGGAAGTAATGATGGACAATACAAAATATTGTCTATCGAAGAAAGTACCACTGTCAACAATCAATTAGATTTAACTGGCGCGGCGATAATGGTTCTAGGAATATCTTCTAGCTCGATTGATCATTTTGAACCTTCTGGAAGTCATGCAATATCTTTAGAGGTTGTAGACTCTGACCCTTCTTTAAATCCCGATGCGTGGACTTCTGATTTATTTTTCTTTGACGCTGATTATGGAGCAACTGTAAATTTCAAAGCTAATAATCATAGATATCAATATGGAAATGGTTATTATATTTTGCAGCCCAAAAATATTAATTCTTTAAGCTGCGAATTTGATTTAAAATTTCAAAACAGAACCAATCGAGAAGCGAATGCACTTATTCACTTTTTAGAAAATAAACAAGGGCAACAAGAAAAAGATAAATCTTCTTTAAATCTTGCGTACAGTCAGGGAATTTCTGGGTTTCGCTGGGATGGAAATGCAACATTTCATCCATACGATTCGACGGCAACTCAATCAAAAACTTTTTATTGTGCAGATTTTTCTCATTCTTTAAATTTTGAAAATAGTAATGATATAAATGTTAGACTTAGAAATTTTAATACTTCTTTATTAAATAAGTCTGAACAATTGTTTGTTAATAAAGCTGATACTTATACTGGTAATTTTAATTATTATGAAAATGATGTTGTATTTTATACTGGTAATCATGAATATTACTATTGTATAAATGATAATAATAATGTTCAGCCTGTACAAGAAAATATAGAATGGACGCGCGAGTCTGGTTTGTTCTCGAATATAAATACAGGGTATTGGACTCAGGATTTTAATTGGAAACCATCGATTGGATTATCTGTTGATCAAAAAATAAGAATAAATAATGTATCATTTGATGGAAAATATACTCAAATATATCAAGATGGAATAAATGAAAGTTTATTGAATTTAGATTTGCAGTTTAATAATCGAGATGACGAAGAAGCTTATGCTATACTTCATTTTCTTGAACAAAAAATGGGTTGTAAACCTTTTGTTTTTAAAGCTCCGTCTCCATACGATTCTGTGAAAAATTTTGTATGCCAAGAGTGGAGTCATTCATATGTTCATAAGAATAATCATAATATTACCGCGAGATTTGAGGAATTTCCATTTAACTTGCAAGCAGATCAATATTCTAATTTAGTAACAGAGCCTATTTTGAATTCTGGTGAATTAGTTTTTACTTCTCCATTTGCATTTTCCAAAAAAGATTCTGAAGAAGATATAGGTTTTGGTCAAATTATAAAAGGTAGAATTTTATTAAAAAATATTGGCGATTCTCCTATAGATCTTTACAATGCTTCTGTTGCTGCTAGAACTATTGGCAGCTTTTCTATGATCGGGCAAAATGGAAGTAATGTTCCCGCTGTAGTGGGAAGTGATTTAGAAAAAAGTGATTACATTTTTGATCTCCCAGTTAATGAACCTTCAATATCCGATCCGTCTGTTGATTTCGATTTAAAAGGAAAAAAAATAAAATTATCAAAATCTTATTCTGCTGGTATACGAGGTGGTCAATCTTTTACCGTTGTGACAGGTTCTGCCGGAAACTATCGACCGGAAAAAATAAATGGAAGGGTAAATTCGTTTTTTCAAAATAATGTTGGTCAAATAAAATCAACACTATCTTCTTCTCAAAAGTTTTTTGATTGTGATTATTTTGTTGTTGAAGAGTTCTTTAAAAATAATACAGTTACTCAAATCGCTGGGGGAGGAGAAGCGTTTGTGGATGTTTTGTTTGGAGGTATTCAGCAGTCAGAAGTGTCATTTGAAATCTTAACAGATCAAGATGTAAATATAAATGACACAGATAGCTCCTCGTCCTCTATTGATTCTCTAGAAATAATAAAACTTGGAGGTTACTATTATGGGGATCTAGTTGTTTCTAGCTCTACAGATTATAGCCCTCAAACAGGTTCACTTAAAGTATATATAAACTACTAAAATGGGAAAATCAGAATCAAATTTAAATAAGCAACTCGTATCTCTAAGTCCGGACGTCTTAGTTGATTTATACGAAATAGATTTCAGTTCACTTCAACCAAATTTTGAAATTCTTCAGGATTTATATGGAATATCTATTGGCGCAGATTCGGTTTATAGGTTTTGCCCTATGATTAACGGATCAAATCCTGTATATTGGCAAGGTAAGGGTTATCAACCCTTGCCTATTAAAGCTAGTGGTTTTGAGCATAAATCTGATGGGAGGTTACCAAGACCGACTTTGACAATAGCGAATCCAGATGGAGTGTTATCTCAAATAGTTCACTCTAATAGTGACTTTACAAATTGCAAGGTAACTAGAAAGAGAACTTATGTCCGATTTTTGGATGATGAAAATTTTCAAAATAGAAATTTAAACGAATCAGGGAAAAACCCTTTTGGGGAAGCTGACCCTAACTCTCACCTTCCTGATGATGTATATTTTATTAATAAAAAAACTCAAGAAAATAAAGTCGGCATTGAATTTGAACTTGTTTCCGTTTTAGAATTTGAAGATTCTTGGGTTCCTGCTAGAATTGTTTTGTCTAGCTACTGCAATTGGACATATAGATGTTCTGTTGGTTGCGGTTATAAAGGCCTACCTATTGAAGATGGAAATGGAGAAAGTCTTCGAGAGGGCTTTGCGAAAAACCCAAGCCTGTCTTCGGTTTCAGGATCAGACCCTGTTTATAATGTAGGAAAAGTTGATCCAGATTCTTTCCCAAATGGTTTGATAGATATTCCCGATTGGAATAAAGAAGGTCGAGGTTCCACAGATTCTGGTTATAAACTAAATGATCTTGTAAAAATTACCCCAAGAAATTCTAATAACCCATATAAGTCAACTCCTCAGGTTTTTGTGTGCATTCAATCTCACGAAATAGCAAAAGATCACGTACCTTTTTTTGACAAAGAATACTGGGCAAAAGATGAATGCCAAAAAACTTTCGAAGCTTGCAAAAAAAGATTTGGATCTTCAGGTTCTGATGAATTGAATAACGATTACGAAAAGTATGTGAATAGCTATTCTGATCTCGTTGCCGCTTTTGATAGTCAAACAACCATGAATAAGTACGACTGGGGAAAAAGACACTGGGAGCAGCATGGTCGAGGGGAAGCTAGAATTATGCCTCAAATAGAAGATGTAGAAGATTTATCTAAATATAATAAGTCAAATAGAACCCATAAAGGTTTAAGATTCGGTGGATTCCCAGGTACAGAAAAGTTTAGAGTTGAATAAAATATTTGATTCATCTTTTCTTGATGAACTAAAGTTATATTCTAAAAAAACACCCGACCAGGAGTGTTGCGGTATAATAATAAAAGAAAACAATTTAAATAAATTCATTTCATGTGAAAATAAAAGCCTTTATCCTCGCGAGTCTTTTGTTATAAACTCTAATATTATTATTGATTATAATGTTGAATATATTTTTCATAGTCATACTATTGGTAGTGCTAATCCATCAATCAAAGATATGCGAGTTTCAGAAGAATTATGTATACCTTTTTTGATTTATAGTTTAAGCTGTGATGAATTTTACTTATACAATAATATAAGTGTATAAGAATATAAGGTTTAAGGTAAAGTGAAGACGGTATATTTACATGGTAAGTTAGGTAAACGCTTTGGTAAAAAGTGGAGCCTAAACGTGGGCTCTGTTCAGGAGGCGTTTTCTGCCCTAGAAGCTAATAGCGAGGGCTTTTTCGAATATATTTTAGATTGCGCAAAAAAAGATATTCAATATATAATGTTGACCAAGAATCCAGCCAACATAAGAAGCGAAAAAGATTTGAAAGAAAATCTAGTTGCCCCCTCTCGGGTGAATCTAATTAATAATTCAAAAGAAATTCACATTATAAATAAAGCCGAGGGTCTTGAGGCGGTTTCAATAATCACTATGATCGTCGCGTCCGTAGCTGTTCAGGTAGTTATGAGCGTTTTATTTAAGCCACCCAAGCCACCAGAAAGAAAAGATCCAACTAATACAAAGTCTTATTTGATTGCTGGGGCAATTAATCGACAAGCTCAAGGTATTGCCGTTCCTCTTGGGTACGGCAAGTTAAAAATTGGATCTTCTAACGTAGCTACTAGGCAAACTTCAAAAAGGTTCAGAAGTTCTACTGAAGAGAAATCTTTAGAGTCTTACAGCGAGGTAGAGATTTTAGATTTATTATCTGAGGGCCCGATAGAAGGTTTTGTTAATAAGAATGGGGGAACAATATCTGGAGGAGATATTCGAGAGGGGATATTTTTGAATAATGTTCAGGTGAAAAATACCCCAAGAAACTCAAACGATGAGGGTACTTTGAATTACATCTTAAATGAAAATGAAGACTCGGAAGAAGGTAGGCCTAAGTTTAAAGACGGAGACGAGTCTGATTCGACAATTTTGTCTGATGAAGTTTTCTCTATAAGAGAGTATAATTCGCTTTTATATGGGTCGAGCCCTTATGGTAGAAATAAGAAATATCCGGACGGCAAAAAAGAATACGAAATAATTGAAGAAGCTTTATCTAATGATGCAAAAATATTTTCTCATTTTGTTTCTAATGAAAATGTTGGTAAAATATCAATCGCCCTAAAGTCTAATCTTTATATTCAGAATGATGATGGATCAACTTCTTCTGACAGTATTAGGTTTGCGATATTAATTACAAGATCTAATGGAGAGTTTAATGTTCTTGATCGATCGAGTTCGAAATGCATAGTCGAGTTTGAGCAAAATTCTGGATTGACTGAAACTCATCAAGGTTACGATGGCTATTTTACTTTAGATGGAATTGCAACTTCACCGTATCAATTCGATATAAACATATCTTACAATCCAAAATTAAATAAAGAAGAAATTAGTGGTGGAGTAACTTTTAAGGTTATACGTTTAAGTGCAGAGTACGACCCCTCTGTAAAAGGAGGTTCTGTAGGTGGTATAGCAAAGCGTAGAGACTTGGAGATCGCTCATATTGTAGAAATAATTAAACAACCGATGCTTTACCCTCATAGCTCTATATGTAAATTAGTATTCGACGGAAAGAATTTTTCAAACATTCCAGAAAGGTCGTATCATGTACGATTAAAGAAAGTTTTAATTCCTTCTAATTATGACCCTGTCTCTAGAAAATATGATGGGCCTTGGGATGGCCTGTTTCTCGGGCAGTCTGATTCTTTAGAATCCGCGCATTCTGTCGCTGATAGAGACAAAAGGTGGACGGATAACCCTGCTTGGATTTTTTACGATTTATTGCATAACGCTAGGTATGGCGTTGGTAAATATGGATTGGAGGAAGAAAATATAGATAAATGGCAGCTGTATAAAGTCGCTAGATATTGCGACGAGTTAGTTGAGACTAATTACCCTATAGAAACCGAAAGCGCTTTTCCGAGAATGTTTGAAACTGATAATAATTTACTGTTTGATGAGTTTATTGAACAGCAAAATTCAGAAGATTCCAACGGTTTGTCAAACTTAAAAAGCAATGGAAGCTTTACGGTAAAAATAAAAAGCGATAATTTTTATAATGATAACGGCCAATTAAAAGTTAATACTAATGCGTTTTTAACCCCCGGCGAAATAAAGGATAAGTTTACAAAAGAATTTGGCGACGGAGATAGCTTTAGGGGTAAGAAGATTGCTTTCTTTATTCATCAAAACAATGTTGACCTTAGTTCTTTGAGTGATGCTGATATTTTAAATATTCAAAAAAAATCTGCAATACGTTCTGGTGAAATTATTATAGAGGAAAGAATTATATTAAGAAGTAGTGCTACAAATAGAGAAGTTACTTTAGCGGGGCCAACTTTTTCAAGTAATCCGATGACTTCGACTAACAATAAAACATACGGTGCGTGCGCTACTCAAATTAGCCACCCTATTGTCGAAGCTAGGTTTTCTTCTAATATTTATTTAACTGATCGTGTGGAGGCTTTAAATGTTATGAATAATACAGCTTCTGTTTTTAGAGGGATTATAGCTTATTCTGCAGGAAAAATTATCGCCGTTCAAGATGCCTTTAAAAGACCTGTTCAGTTATTTAATAATTCAAATGTATCTATTGACGGATTCTCTTATGCAGGAGTAAATAAAAATAAAAAGTTTACAGCTTGCCTTGTTCGGTTTAATAATAAAGATAAAAATTATCAACCAGACGTAGCATTCGAGGAAGACGCTGATGCTATGCAGAAATTTGGGTATGTCGAAAATGAAACTATGGGTTTCGGTATAACATCTGAAAGTCAAGCGAGAAGACTCGCTAAGTGGATTTTATTTTCCTCTCAACTAGAGACAGAGACAATTACATTTAAGACTGGGCAAGAGGCAAGTTATCTATTTCCAGGTGCAATATTTGAGGTGTCTGATGAAATGAGGGCTGGGTCAACAAAAAGTGGAAGAATTTTAGATATTCAAATGCACAAACAGGTTGCTGTTCAGGGTCAGTCGTCTCAACTTAATGTTAAACTACCTGATCCTTATGTTTTGATTGATAAGTCCACAATAGAGGCGCCAAGCTTTAAGCGTGTTGAGCTTAC